CTTCTACAGGGTCGACAAGCCAGACAAAGGACCATTGGCCGGACGTACCTTCATCAAGTCAATCATCGGCGGCCGTCCTGAGTACAGCCGGTTCAGCCTGAAGGAGACAATCAATGTTCTCAATGCCATCGTCAAGTTCGGCATCGAGGACGCCGGCATCGTGTACGCCCAGGAAATGAAGCGCTGCTGGAAGTGCAACACTCACCTCACCAGGAAGGCAAGCCGCGTCCTGTCGATCGGCCCCGAGTGCGCAGAGCAAGCGGGACGAGGCGAGGAATGGCGCGCGCTCGACGCCCATTTCAATCATGAGAACGCGGAGGACTAACATGGTGAAGTTCGATACCTGGACAGTGGATGTGCCAGGAAAGTTCCGCAATGACGTAACCTTTCTTGATCTGGAGACTCGGAAGGTCCCGTGCGACTGGACCTCTCCGGCCGGAGAGTTGTTGACCCGTAGGTGGTCAGCGTTCCTGGCCGGCGTTACTGGCTATAGGCGCATCACGCTGGTAGAGTCAGTCAATGATGAGGAGGGCTTCCTGGTAGGCGTCCGCGAGGCGATCGAGTCAGGTACCGTCGTGTACCGCGCTACCCGGAAGTTTGACGAGATGATCCTCAAGGGCCGGTACACCTACGCGAGGCGTGGCCCGGCTCCCGAGCCATTCTATCCTGCAATGCCCGGTGCCGAAGACCTCGTGTGGGCCTGCGAGCGTCCCGACCCTACCGGATTCTGGGAGTCAATTCGGGAGCAGGAACTCCCAAGCATAGACGTACCCATCGCGTATGAAGCAGGCAAATCCGGCCTGGTACTGGTCCACCTCCTACGCGACGTATGCGAGCTGATCGGTGCGTACGGCGAGCCCGATGAGGAATGCATGATATGGCTCCGCATGATGCTGACCGATCAAGCCAGTGCATTCCTCGCTCTATACGGTCCCGAAACGGAATCCAAATGAACGACCCAAGACCGTACGTTCAAATGGCCAATATCCTTCGTACAGAGATCGAGTCCGGTACACTTGTATCAGGCGACATCGTGACGATCAATTGGATGATGAGCAGATTCAATCATTCTAGGCCAACGTGTGCGCATGCACTGAAGGTACTGGTATCTGAAAGACTTGTATTTAGGTACCACGGATTCGGATACAAGGTAACAACCCCGGAAGAGAGAGCACTAATTATGTCGGCTAACCAGATAGTCACCATCAAGCTTGACCTCCATGACGCGAACGCCATCGCAAAGGCGATCAAGCTCCGGATGGAAGACCTGAAGAATCGCATCAAGAACATCTTCATAGAGCCTGATGACACCCCAGAAGTCGTCGAGGACAAGAACCTAGAGGCCACTCGGCTCGGCTCTGAGATGATAGACCTTGAGCGCATCGCCAGACTGAACTTCCCCGAGTAGCCATGGATGGCAAAGTTGTTATCGGTCTCCAGGGAAACAGCATCGTAGCTGATATCCCATGGAAGTTCAGGGGCAGGCATAAGTCGATCCCTGGTGCAAAGGCGAATTGGGACAAATCCGTCGAGCCCAATAAGTTCCTGTACTGGAGCTTCCCGCTCAGCATGATGACGTGCCGTGCTTTCAGGACAGAGTTTGGCGATGACCTTGAGATTAGGCCGAACCTCGCCAATTGGGCATGGGATCAGCGCCGCACCGAAGAGTCACTGGAGACCCTCCGCGCGGGCGGCGCTGCAGACCTACCGCATGTCCGGCAGGAAGCACCAAAGCTATGGGCAGCCCTACAGACGCGGCCGTTCCAGATTACTGGGACCGCCTTCATTGTCAAGGGCGAGCGGGTCTGCCTAGGCGACGAGCCCAGATTGGGCAAGACGTATCAAGCTCTTGCCGCAATTGTCGAACACGGTTCAGAGCGCGTTCTCATTTCCTGTCCCAAGACCGCAACCCGTTCAGTCTGGGCCCGCAAGATCAGCGAGCTACTCGACGAAGTTGCATACGTTGCCCAGGGCGACCGCAGTGTCAGGGAGCGCGTAATCAAGGAGTTTGACGCAGCGACAGGACCTCGCTTCCTGATCATCAACAATGAGATGATGCGGATCGTACGCAAATACCGATGCCTGATAAACAAGAACGGAGAGCCCACTACATTCGTTCTTCAGGGACAGCCAGAGAACCGAATCAGGCCGGGCAAGAAAGGCGGCTGCCAGGAGGACCATCAGCATAGAACGGTCGAGTACCCAGAGTACCCTCGGCTATTCGAGGGCGAGCCGTTCGACGCGATCGTCATCGATGAGTCGCATAACGCCCTCGCCAGCTCGAAGCATCAAATTAGCGACAATATCCCGCAAATCCGATTGGGCGCAGTCAGGTTGCCGATCGCGGAGGGCGGGCTGAAGATAGCTAGCTCCGGCACACCCTGGCGCTCGCGGCTCGACCGTGCATGGGGCACTCTCAACTGGACGCGGCCCGACCTATTCGGCAGCTACTGGAAATTTGCCGAGCAATACTTTGGCACGACTCCAGGCTGGGGCATGAGCAAGATAGTCAATCGTGAGCTACGCGACGAGACGGCCTGGAATGCAATGCTACGCCCGTACTATCTCGCCCGTACCAAGGCCGAGGTCGCGCCTCAGCTGAAGCCAATCGAGTACGCGGGGACTCCGCCGACTGGTAATCCGGACGGGCCGGTCGGGGTTTACATCGAGCTAGACGAGAAGCAGCGCAAGGCATACGAGCAGATCGAGCGGGACGGCCTAGCCAGGCTAGCCGACGGCAGTACCGTTATGGCCAACGGCGTACTCGCGGAGATCACGCGCTTCAAGCAGTTCGCTACCTGCTACGGCAAGATGGATCGAGAGGGGAACTTCACTCCGATACTGCCGAGCAGCAAGCTAGACTGGATTCTCGATTTCCTTGAGGAAAGGCGCGAGCTTGACGGCAAGGTAGTCATCGCTAGCCAGTACACCAAGATCGTCAATCTATTTACCAATGAGATACGCAAAGCCAAATGGGAAGTCGTTACCATCACCGGAGAGACGACGGGCATTCAGCGAGATCATGCACAGGACGCATTCATGTACGGCTCTCCCCGCGTAGCTCTAATCAACATGTTCGCGGGCGGCGAAGCTATCGACCTCAGCGCGGCAGACGAGATGATCATAATAGACGAGCCGTGGACCCGGCACGTCATAGAGCAGACAGAGAACCGTATCCAGAATCTTGCCAAGCGTAATCAGCTCACGATCTACAGGCTACGCGGCGAGGGCACCATGGATGAGGAGATAGCAGGACTTACGGAAGAACAGCGTGCTCAGCTGATGGCGGGCAAGATCGATGTTCTTCCGCAGTACGCTGAGTTGGTAGCTCAGCGTACATAGATGTAGTGGGGCCGGTCGCGTTCTAGTCCTTCGCCATCCCGGCCCCACTACTCCAATTACACCGATCCGGAAAAGTCAATCTGAAAAGGGGGTTTCGTCCGCTCGTACGATAGGGTATACTCGTACTAAGGAACGAATAAACGGAAGGGAGGGAACAAGTTGGAAACTACGAGAAGCGAACTGCTGAGGCCCGTTCTACCGAGCGAGGCTTTGTACGGTCTTCCGGGCGAGGTAGCCCGGACGCTCTCTGCTAGTACGGGCGCGGACCCCGCGAGCGTACTAACAATGTTTCTGACTATGTTCGGAAACAGTATCGGACGACAGCCACACGTCCTGTTCTACGGTCACGAAGAGCCTGCAAGGATCTTCACCCTGATCGTCGGCAAGTGGGCGCGAGGCCGGAAGGGAACAGCTTTCAATGCAGTCAGGAAGCTGTTCAACACGTCCGAGCCCGAATGGTCAGCAGGCCGGATCGAGCCGGGCCTACAGTCTCCGGAGGCAATGATCGAGCTAGTCGCGGACAGCCCTACCGGCGACCCGCGCCTGCTCGTGCTGGAGACAGAGTTCGCCCGCCTGATCAGGACAATGACGGCTACGCCAAGGTTCAGCTCGCAGCTGCGAACCGCATACGACGGCGAGCCGCTAAGCCGCAAGCGGGCTAGCAGGCAGCCGCTCATGTCAACGCAGCATAATATCAGCATGATCGGGATGATCACCCCGGCCGAGCTGACTGCGTTGCAGAAGCTAAGCGGCGGTCTAGAGAGCCGGATGCTCTACGTCTATAGCGCGCCCGGCCGCAAGACCAACGCTGACCCGTTCGCTGAGAACGCCGATGAGATTTACCTCGCAGAGCAAATCAAGTCAGCGATCAACCACGCGTGGGACAACATCCTCGACGGCACCGACCCGATTTCCGCCGAGCTGGCGAAGATTCGCGGAGTAGCCCCACACTACAAGTTCCGGATCGCCGACGACGTGGCCGACAACTGGAAGGCGCAGATCGAGATTGAGATCGAAGAACTAGCCGACTTCATCGGCGAGGACTTCGAGCGGTACACAGCGCGGGGGCAGACTCAGGTCATTAGGCTAGCCCTAGCCTACGCTCTCGCGGACGAGGCCAACGAGATTGACTGGCCGCACATCAAGGCAGCGATGGCGTTGTGGGAGTTCTGCGCCCTATCGTCTCGCCGCATATTCTCGGTGCCGGATGACCCGGAGCCGAAGATCAACCCGAAGGCGCAAGGCAAGGTATTCGATTTCTTGCTAGAGCGCTACCCGGCTTGGACGCCGTTGCTGGAGATTACCAACAACGCGCTCAAGAACAATGACACCGCCTCGATCATCATCGAGGACCTAGAGGAACAGGGCCTCATCGAGAAGCGCAAGGTTAGCCCGAAGGGCAAGGGCAGGCCTCGCGTTGAGGTTCGCGTCGTCATCGACGGTCCCGAAGGTACAGATAGTTAATTAGTTCCTTCGTACGGTCCCCCGGCCCGGTGTTCCGTACGAATAAACGAAAGAACGAACGGAAGGCAAAGCAATGAACATCGGCGAAGAGGAAGAGCCAGTCGAGATGCCAATCCCGATGCACCCGGATGAAGTCCCGGTCGAGCAGCCGCTCCCAGCACCTGAGCCCGTCGCGATCCCCGAGCCCGCGCAACTGAAGGCCCTGACATGAGTGACCAGATCGGCGACGACATCAAGCCGGATGGCGTTCCGGACGTACCGACGACCGCGCTCGCGTTCCGCACCTGGCGGCTCAGCGACGAGGGCAAGCTGCTCTCGATCAACGCGCCAGACCTCACCGGCAAGGCGGGCGGACCCAAGATGACATACCGGCGCGTCGGCTGGATTCACCGCGCGCTCGCAGACCCGGAGGGACAGGGCGGATGGCCAGACGGTACCAAGCCACTCGTGGCTCACTGCGGTCGTCTCGACCTGAGCGCCGCCGCAGCTGCCGCTAACCCGGATCATGGCCCGATACCCAAGAAAGATTGCGCCTGCGGTATCTACGCGACGACGAGCATCGAGGTCATCAACCAATACCTTGGCGTCGAGATCGTACAGGGCAACTACGCGATCCGGGGGCCGGTGCTCGGGGTCGTGGAGCTAGGCGGGCGCGTGATTCCCGCATCGCAGGGCTTCCGCGCAGCGTACGCCCGCGTAGCGGCGATCCTGCTGCTTGACACGGTATTCACGCTTCCGCATTCACAACTCAAGCAGATCGCGGAAGCATACAATGTGCCGGCTCTCCTGCCGCACTCCATTGTTCCTGAGGATTACCGCGAGTACCTCGCGCTCACCACACCGGGCGCGGACGAGGTAGAGCAGTTCCTCAAGAACATGTTCGATGAGGACGGAGGGGGTGACAACTAAACCATGACTGCGGCCGCGAAGCCTCAGCCAGCTCCGGTGTTCAATCGGAAGGCGTTCATCAAGGCGCTCGATGATGCGAACATGACACCGACGGAGCTGGCTGAGGAGATGGGCGCGAGCGTAGCCGCCATCGCCCGGTGGATGGCCGGGATAGCAACTCCAAAGGCCGGCTACGCTACGTACGCTGCAGAGATACTCGACATCGACGTGGATGATCTCTATAGCTGACAAGAAAATAATCCTGAAAATATCCGAAAGGTACTAGCGTATTTTCATCCGGTACGCTATACTTGAGAAAAGGCATTCAACTACCTAGGGAGTGAGTACAATGCCAGCAGCAAGAAGGGCTACCCAAAGGCGCCAGGCAGCGCCCGAGCCCGAGCCAGCCGCATCGCTCAACGGCGAGAAGGACTACACCGTCTACGCCGACAAGAAGATCACGCCAACCATGGAGGCGTTCCACGAGTGGCTGGAGGATGTCGTCGGAATCGACCTCGACCCCAAGTCAGTCGCTCTCGGCGGATCGCTTCGCATGGACTTCCAGCGCAGCGACTTCTGGGCCGAGGACGACCGCAACCGTCGTAACAAGGTCGAGGAACCGGACGACGACAACGAGGAAGAGCAGCCGACTCGGCGCACCGGCAAGGCCAAGCCCACTCGCCGGGGACGCAAGCCCGAGCCTGAGCCCGACCTCGACATCGAGGACGAGGACGAGGACGAGGACAACGAGCCCGAGACCGACGAGGACAACGAGCCCGAAGAGGCACCTGCGCCTCGCCGCTCCGGTCGCCGTCAGCCCGCCGCCAAGGCCGAGCCCGAGCCGGCCAAGCCGGCACGTACCAGCCGTCGTCAGCGCCGAGCCGCCGCCGAGGACGACAACCCCGCCGCCGCCTACTAGCAAGTAGCGGCCCAACCTGAGGACGCCGGAACGCCCCATGCGATTGATGGGGCGTTCCGGTTTTGGAGCAAGCATGGACAAGCAACTAACGCTTGAAGAACTTCACAAGATGGAAATGGCCCAGCTACTCAAAGAGCGCGAGACCACCGAGCCCGATCCTGTCATCTGGCGTTGGAGCCCACTCGAAATTGCCGAGTTCGACATCATGCTCAGTGTCGCTTACGACTACTTCCATGAAACAGACTCGCATAGTCCCGGCCCATTTTCACTCGCGGAAGCAGGCTCTGGCATAGGCACCAAGCTCTACCTCGCCAAGCACAAGTACCGGCTCACAGAGTACGGCTACGAGATCAACCCTGACTACATCGCCAAAGCCAAGGCACTGGATGTCCAGTGCGAGCTACGCGATCTTGGCGACCTCGACAACCAGCCAATCTGGTCAGCATTCGACATCGTATACATCGCGCGCCCGTTCAAGAACGACATCTTCGAGGCCAAATGGGAGCGCTCCGTCCATGACGCGATGCGCCCCGGCTCAGTCCTCATCGCCGCATTTGCAGGCGTCAAGCCATACTCATGGGAATGCTTTTACAGAAGGCCATTCCGTGGTGTTTGGGCCAAGCCAAAATATGAGCTTGACTCACCGGAGCCCAAGCGATCCTTGGTATCCGTCTCGTAACAAAACAACTAGGGCAGGAGAAACATCAGTGAAACGAAAGCTCGCCTTCCTGATCACGGCCATCATAGCCATCACCAGCTTCGCGTTCCTTGCGCCCAGCAGCGCCCACGCATCAGGACCTTTCCCATGGAAGAGCGGCGAGAACACCGGATGGTGCGTCGAGGCCACCGCACTTAGCAACGGAGCCCCGCTCAAGCTCTACCCATGCAACAACAGTCTCATCTCGCAGGACTGGTACGTTACCGCGTCCAGTTACGGGCCGGGGTGGGTGGACATAATTCAGGGTAACGAGTCGCACGGCAACTACTGTGTCGATCTCCCAGGCGACCTACACCAGCAGAACGCGACGCTATACGCATGCAACGGTCACAACTCCCAGGCGTTCCGCACGGCAGGTACCCAGTACGGTTACACCGCCTTTGAGAACGCCAACGGCGACTGGCTGGCCAACAAGTCAGGCCGGATAGCTCAGGGTAATCCGATCGTCGGCTGGCCAACCGATGTCTGGTACACCAACAGCGCCTACTGGTGGCAGCTCTAAGCCCACAGACGCGGGCACCTGGGTGCCACAGAGGTTCAGGTGCCCGCCCTACAACTACTAGGGCTATCAGGAGGTGAATATGAACGCAAAAGGTTCCCAGGGACAATCTGGTCCCATTTCCGGAGTTGCTGGCCGTCCCCAGGGCCAGACTGACATCTGGCAGATGATGGAGGGCGACAAGATCGCCTAGGCCGCCTACGGCGCGACCGGGCGCGTGGGCCGGTACCGGAGGGTTATACCGGCCCACGCCGCTCGTACGCGATACCGATAAGGGGCTAGACGTACCTCGCGGACTAGGGTACGATAGGACTAGCGGAAATCGAGGAAGGCACCAAAGGTGAAAGCACCAAAACCCCCAGTTCTCAGGACCAGTGAGCGCACCGCATTCAGGCGCTGCAACAAACGCTGGGAATGGGCGTATCTTTGCGGGCTGCAGTCGAAGCAGAAGCCCGCCTCTGCACTCTGGTTCGGCCTGGGCATTCATGAGGCCCTGGCAAACTGGTATGGCGAGGGATTCGACCGGGGCGCTGTCCCTGCTGACACCTGGGAAGACTGGACTGAAGGCGAGATACGCTACATCAAGGCTAACTTCGCTGATCACGATCGCGAGTGGTTCGATGAGCCAGTCTATGAGCAAGCAACAGAACTGGGCATCGCGATGCTTGATCACTATCTCGAAGTTTACGACGATGACCCCAAGCTTGAGATACTCGCCATTGAGCAGCCGTTTGAAATTGAAATCGTCGACGAGCAAGGTCAAGTAATAGCCATTTTCCGTAGCCGCTTCGACGGCGTTGCTATCAACCACCAATTCAACCACATTGAACTCCTAGAACACAAAACTGCCGCATCCATCAAGCTACAGCACCTACCGCTCGATGATCAGGCGGGCGCATACTTCGCGGTAGCCACTCTCGTACTACGTCATCAGGGTATTCTAAGCAAGCGTGAGCATATCGAGGGCATAAATTACAATTTCCTTCGCAAGTCCCGGCCTGACCGGCGCGAGCGTAACAACGCGGGCGCATACCTTAACAAGAACGGTAGCATTTCCAAGCGTCAGCCTCCGCCTGCATTCATCCGCGAGTTTGTCGATCGCAGCCCCCGCGAGGTCAAGCAGCAAATACGCCGCATCGCCGACGAGGTGACCGTCATGAACAAGATGCGTTCCGGCGAGCTACCGATCCTCAAGTCAATAACGGACATGTGCCCATCCTGCCCATTCTTTGACATGTGCCGCCTCCACGAGCGTGGAGGTACCGCGTGGCAGGAATTCAGGGACCTCCATTATACAGTAGTCAACCCATACGGCGACGACAGGAAGTCGGCAGCAGGATGAACCAGGAGACACAGCAAGCAGAAGAGCAGCAATCTGACTCATATCAGGCTGCTCGCGGCCTGGTAGCTGAAATGCTTGATCGCATACAAATTGGCTTGTGCGAGCACTACTGGGTGGTGCTCGGGGTAAACGCTCCGTTCAAGCCGGCAATGCCGTTCGCATCAGCCCAGACTAATGTTCTCGTACGGTGCACTAGGTGCCAGCTGCCACAAGCGCTAACGCTCGTAGGCCACTGGCAGGAAGAGCAACTAATAGGAAAGGCTCTCGATGGCAACACGACGACCGACCCAGCGTAAGACGGCAGCGGAACGGAGACCAGCAACTAACCTCAGGGTTGTCAACTCGCAAGTCCCCAAGATAACAGTTCACCCCGAGGACCTGCAGGACTTCAACGAATCTGTCAACTGGTGCATATTCGGCAACAGCGGCGTAGGCAAAACTGTCCTCGCGGCATTCGCCCCGAACAACCATATTCTCAGCACAGAGAAGGGCATCGTCGCGGCTAAGCGAGTAGGCGCCACTGCCAAGCTACTCCGCGCGCCCTCCTGGCCATATGTCGAGGCCAGCCTTGACTGGGCCGACAAGAACCTAACTCCCGACGACTGGCTCACCGTCGATAGCAGCTCCAAGATGCAGGAGCTACTTATTCGCTGGTGGCTTGAAGTCCAGCATGAAGAGAATGAGTCGCGCGACCTTGACATACCGCAACTACAAGATCACCAGAAGTGGCAGCGCATGTTCCTGCGGTTCATTCAGCGAATCATCGACGCACCGTACAACTCGATCTTCATCGCGACCTCGATGCACAAGGAAGACCCTGAAGGCGAGTCAATCGTACTGCCGAACATCGTCGGCAAGGACTATACCATTGCCAACAACTACTGCGCGGAGATGGACATCGTATCCTGCCTCCGCGTGGAGAAGCGCAAGAACCTCGACGATCCACGCCGGGCCATCATAACCAACGATACCTTCCCGCCGTACTTCGGCAAGGACAGGTACCGCGCTCTACCGCCATGGGAGGTGATCGAGGACGGCGAGTTCGACATAATTCAGGACATGATCACAGACATCATGTCGATACCTCCAGATGTCCGCAAGGCCGCCAAAGCAGAAACTTCAGAAACTAGGGCACGAGCATAGCAAGGAAGGCAATCTATCATGGCCAAAATGAAGTTCAAGCGTACCGAGTTCGATCCCAAGGCGCTCGACGCACCGTACGACCCAGGCGAGCGTCGTCAGAACTATCTCGGCGAAATCCCCAAGACAGGTACACCACTCAACATGCGGGTTACCAAAGCCTGGATGACGCTGAGTAGCGGCGGTGACCAGCAGACCAAGCTCCTGCTCATCGCGGAGCAGAACGACGGTAAATACGAAGAGTTCAACGGGCTCCCCGTTTGGGAACCGCTTACCTGGAGCAAGCCGTCTGCGCGCCGGTACATGGCATTCCTAACCAACTTCGACCTCACGACTCACGACGTGTTCAGCAGCATGGATGTCGAGGTCGAAGACGACAACGTCGGAACGCCTATCAACTCGATCGCCGACTGGGAAGTCGGCAGCGACGACGCCCTCTGCCGGGTAATCATCAAGCGCGATCGCAACCTCGACGGCGACCTCGTGGCGAAGGTCGACTGGGACGGCTGGCTCCCATTCGAAGAGCCGGAGGCAGATGAGGAACCAGAAGAGCGTCCCGCCCGCCGGCCAGCCCGCGCCAAGCCCGCCGCAGCATCCCGCCGCCGTGCCGAACCAGAGCCCGAGCCGGATGAGAACGAGGACGACGACGACGAGTATGACGACGATGCAGAAGACGAGTACGAGGACGAGCCCGAAGAGGAAGCAGAGCCTGAGCCTCCAGTTCAACGCCGTCGCGGTACCACCACGACTCGTCCCGCCGCCCGTACCAACAGTCGCGCTCCAGCGCGGGAGACCACCAGGGGGCGGGTTCGGGACAACAAGGCGGCAGCCGGGCGAGCCGCAGACCGCGATCGGCGCGGATACGGCAGCAACGAGGAACTGCCGTTTTAGCCAAGACGAAATGCTCGCTGAAGTAGCCCGCATACGTAACGAGCTACATCAGCAGCTTATGGAAATGTCGTGGCGTCGGCAGTACAATCTACCGGAGAGAGAGCAGTACTGATGCAAGTAGCAGTAATCGGGTGCGGACCAGCCGGGGGCGCGGCGGGGCACCCCCCGCCCGGGGGGGGCGCGGATTTGGTGATATTATAGCCAGGCGGCAAAAAGCCACAGCCGGGGCCGCTCGTCCTGCAGAGGCCGATCCCTGGTATCACGACCGATCACCCGGACGGGTACATCAGGCAGATCGTCATCGGCGGGTCCATACTCGATTACCGCTACAAGCTCTACGGTGATATCAACATCGGCATCAACGGCGACATACTACAAGAGGGCTACCACTGCTGGAAGCACATCGAGGCGTACGACCTCATGTGGAACCGTTACATGACCGGCGCGGACCTTCACACCATCCGGCGAACTGAACTAGTCACGCCTTCACAATTGAAATATATGCATGAGCAGTTCGCTCTCGTGGTGAACACAGCGCCGCTAAACAATCTGTGTACGAGTACCCTACATCAGTTCAAATTCAAGGCCGTCGAGATCACGATGGGAACGTCCTACCCAGATCAGCCCGAGGACACTACCATCTTCAACGCCGGCAACGACTATCCATGGGTCCGCTCCGCGTGGTTGTTGGGCAACAGCTGCACGGAGTGGCTCGTGGGCAGTGCTCCCCAAGAGCAGCAACCATTCACCATCCGCAAGCCTATCAGGCACAACTGTACGTGTTACCCTCACGTCCTAGGCACCGGCCGCTTCGGCGCATGGAAAAATCAAGTATGGGTTGACACTGCCTACTATGAAGTACGCGACGCGATCCTCTCGATGCAACGGCAGCCCGTGTGGGATCGCGTCCTCTAACAGGAAGGCAATCATGAAAGACTACAGGCCATCACGAGCCTACGATGACAGGCTCCCTCGCGATGAGACTTTCCATGCCGACAGCCGTCGGCGCAGTAATGACGATGGACCTGCGAGCCCATCCGACAACGGGATCATCAGCATCGGCGAGGACGGCCTTCAAGTCGCCTTGATCCGAGACTTCGCGGACATGGACTTCGACATCATCAGCCGCTACGCCCGCGCTGCAAGCCGCGGTGCCCCCGACTCGATGCTCAACGCGGATGAATTCGGCGCGTTCATGAAGGGCGGACTCGCCTACCAGAGCGCTGAAGACATCCGATTTGAGTTCGCCGTACGCGGCGCGTCCCGCGTACTCACGCATCAGCTCGTCCGGACCCGCCAAGCCGCTTTCAAGCAGCAATCACAGCGTGATTGCTGGTACGGCGACCATCCTGAGTTCCGCATGCCGGAATCGGTATGGACAGATAAGAGCCTCCGTGACAGGTGGATCGGCGTTCTCCGCGCGGCGCACCGAGTATACAATGAGGCCATCGAGCAGGACATCCCGTACGAGGATGCGCGCTACATTCTCCCTGAAGGCACCACCAACTTCATTATGTGCGAATACAGTCTGCGCACATTCCTGGAGATGTACGCATACCGAGCCTGCGTCATGTTCCAGGCCGAGATGGTCAAGGTCGTCCGGGCGATGGGCAAGCTCATAGTGGAGTCTCACCCGTACCTAGAACCTCACGTCAAGATCACCTGCGAGAAGCTGAAGAAATGCACCTTCCAGGGACCAGAGAGAGTCGACAGAACCTGCGACTTCCCGTGGGCTAACGAGGACAGCCGTACTCACCCAATCAAGGCGCTGTGATGAGTCCCGAAACAATCGCCTGCGTCCGATGCGGCAATATCACCCCGGACGTCAAATACCGGCCCAACCCGTACCACGACGCGGATAATCCATCCAGTTACGAAACTTACATGCTCTGCCTCGACTGCTCAATTCGTCTACCAGAGCGGCACGGCCGGTACACATACGAGCAAATCGCGCTCGACTACCTGATGCGGCTGAACGCCGAGCGCGGGCCGATGCCAGACTGGTACCACCTAATGAAACTCTGGGAAGAGGCCGGTGAGGTTCCCAAAGAATACCTCAAGTGGCAGGGCCTCCACCGGCACGCTGACGAAACAGAAGGCTCAGGTGAAAAGGTACAGGAGGAACTCGCCGACACCGTTATCACCTGCTTCGCCCTCGCGCACCTCTGGGGATGGGACCTCGACGCGGCGATCCAGAAGAAGCACGCCATACTCATGAGAAGGGCAATGTCCGATGACAAGTAACGCCGACCCAGAAATGCCAGCCGGGGAAAACTGGTTCAAAGTCGCCGGCAAGAGCGTCCAGCAGATGGTCATCGAGGATGTTCAGGAGCGCGAGCGTCATGGCATCACCACCTACGGAGTCGCCATCTACGCCGGTACACAGGATGACCCCGTCGAGGGCGGTCCAATTGGGCAGGCCTACCGCGAGGCGCTCGACTTGGTAGTCTACCTTCGCTGGCAGATCGCCCGGCACGAAAACGACAGCTCAGGCTTCGCGTTCGGCGCGCTACAATCCATCAAGGCTGGGTCCTGGGACAAGTACCTAGACCAGCTAACAGGCGCTATCAAGCTCAGGCGGAAGCAGATCAGGGAATAGACATGAAACGCTGGCTGGGTGACTTTAGGCATGCGTACAAGCAGCACCCGATTTCCGCTGTGCTGCTGTTGGCAACGGTCATTCTAGCACTTCTGTCGCTGGCCGTCGCAAGTGCGTACAGAGCGAGCGTGAATTCGCCGATTCATCCCGCTCAGCCTAACACTCCAGTCACCCAGCCAGCAAAGGGGCGGGCATCTGTGCATCTGAGAGGGCCGGTGCCCGCCCCGCCTACCTGGATGCATGCAATGCCTCCGGGCGCGGGGTACGACGATAGCTCCAATTCCTGGTACGCTCGCCATCGATCTGCTTACGCTTCGGTATCGTCCTCCGCGCCCGGTAGCGCGTCCCCCGGTCCCGGTACCGTCCGCGCTACCGTACCGCGTCCTACGCCCACGCCGATAGCGTTGAATACCTCGCCTAGCCCGGTACCGGACCCTAGCCCGACGCTGTCACCGTCCGGCACCCCGAGCACGCCTGCCCCGACCGCTACCCCATCGGAGTTTACATCATGATCTACTTCAGAACGCTGTTCTCAAAGTTCGGCCTCTTCATCGTTGTCTACATCCTCATCGGCGTATTCGTCAACACAGCCCCGCCACATCTCCCAACCGGCAACGTCGTCGGCGGTCACCTACTACACAGCTGGGTCCAGTACGGTATCTCGATATTCCTATGGCCCCTCAGCTTCTGGACGCCGACGTTCACAGTTAGCAAGTGGATGCCATGAGCAAGAACAGCATGGTACTAGTGGTCGACGGACCAGCACGCGGACGGGTGCGTGAAGTCGAAAGCACCAGCTTCAGGGTATATGAAGAGCCACTACTAGGGGGCATAACGACCAACGCCGTCACGGGCAAACCGATAATGTACTATGTACATCCAATTCATCTAGTCGGTTTCGTCATCTTCATAGCATCCATCCAAACGAATGTTGATGCCATCTCTCCATACGATCTCATCGAGCTGCTGCTCTCGGATCAAGCCAAACAAGCGATTATTCAGGCGTGATGGAATACGTACCACTACATGACCATACAACGTACAGTTTCCTCGACGGACACGGTACGCCGGAAGCACATCTCCAGCGAGCGGCTGAACTAGGCTACACCGCGTTCGCATTTACTGAACATGGCAATACCTCAAGTCACTTCCGCGCGGAGAAGGCTGCCCTCAAGATTGGCGGCATCAAGCCCATATTCGGTATCGAGGCATATACTCAGAGCGCGTTCGCGGAACCAGCCCAGACAAAGTACCATCTCACGATCCTCGCCATGAACACCGAGGGATACCGCAATCTAAATCTTGCGGTCACCAAGAGTTGGCAGCAGTTCCACTACCACCCTACCATGACAGGCTACGACATAGCGCACTTCCGCGCCGGGCTCGTTGTTCTATCCGGCTGCTCGGGCAGCTACATGGCCTGCACCCTAATCGGTGGCAAGGGTATCCCCGAGCGAAAGAAACCAAACATTGAAGGATGCGAGGTCATCGCCAACCGAATGAGGGACTTGTTCGGAAGCCGGTTCTACCTAGAGGTACAGGGCTTCCCAGAGCTGGAATCATGTCGCCGTATCAACTCCGCGTACGCGGAGCTATCACGCATGACGGGAGTACCGCTAGCCGCTACAATGGACGTACACTATGTCCGGCCCGAGGACAGCGAGATGCAAATAATTCTACACGCGTGCGGCCCACAGGGTCGTGGTAGGGCGAGCGCCGACGAGATGACAAGACGCTGGAACTACGATGTCAAACTTACACTTCCGGAGTCCGACGGTATTCTCCAGCGCAAGCTCATGGACACCGGCCTATCCCGCGCTCAGGCACGGAGTGCGATCGAGAACACGGCGATCATAGCTGAGCAATGTAATGTGACGCTACCAAAGGCACCTAGACTGAGATACCCGATAAGTGAGGAGGATTTGCAACCATGGTAGACGCTGCTGAACTTCTATGGACATGGTGTAGATTCGGATGGAACTATCGCGGTATCGGCTCGCGGCCCAAGGCCGAGCGCGACTGGTATGCCGAACGTACAAAATACGAAATGAGCATGATTGTAGAGAAGGATTTTTGCGATTTCTTCTGTGCAATTAGCGATGCGCTCCGGTGGGCCAAGCGGCAGGGCATTGTCGTCGGCCCCGGACGCGGAAGCGCCGCTGCATCTGTGGTATGTTATTTGACGCGTATCACAGAGATCGCCCCGTATAATTACCCTGGGATGGTCTTCGAGCGCTTCCTTGACACGACGCGGACGGACCCGCCTGACATTGATGTAGACATCGAGGATGAACGACGTCACGAGGTGCGCGAGTACCTGGAGGGGAAGTATGGTAGGGAATGCGTTGGTACCATTGCGAACTTCGTGCGCTACCGTCCCAAGAATGCACTTGTCGACGTAGCGCGTGTTCATGGCGTACCGAATGCTTCTAAAAAGATTGTATCGGACCTCATCATCGAGAGGTCCGGGGGCGACTCGCGCTTTGATGATTCGCTCGCTGACACGGTGGAGATGTTCCCTAATGCTAAGGCGATATTCGATGCATTCCCTGCACTGTGGCTGGCGACGCGGCTCGAAGGTGGCGTGCGCGGGATGTCTGTTCATG